AGATATTGAACGGGATCGAGAGCCGCAGCATGAGGACGTTCGTTGTAATGAAGTACGTCATGGACGTGCCTGATGCCGAGATACGCCAGGAGTTGAACATGACGCGCACTGGCTTCGACAGGGCGCGACGCTGCGTAGAGAGCGCGGAGTGCATGTCGGCGGTGAAATGGCGCGAGCGGTACATCATTTCCAAATGTTAATTTATTATGAATTTGTTAAAACACGTTGAAATGACAAGCCGGGTATGCTAAAATGCTATCGTCGGTAGAAGTGTAGGGAGCCGGACAATATGAATTGTCCGGCTTTCAGCATTTTTGGAAGGAGGCGCAGGACGTGGCAGAACTGATGAATATTGAAATTGACGCCTCTGATCTGCAAGACAAGATCATGCGCCTCAAAGAAAACATGACGGAAACGCAGTTTGAACATGCCATGTACGGAATATTCCGACGCACTGGCCGACATGTAGCACAGATACTCCGCAAAGACCTCCCGCAGAAATACGAGGTCAAGCCAGGCGAGATCAGCGCCGCAGTAAAAAACCCGCAACTGTCAATGGGATTTGGTGGCGTTGGCTGCTCTATCCCCATCCGCGCTGTTCGCGGTAAGATCGGCAGCCAATACAGAGCCAGCGGCGGCGCTCATGGATGGAGAAGCAAAACACGAAAATACAAGGTCAAGGCTCGCATCATCAAAGGCGCTCAAAGCACGCTCCCTGAGAAGTGGCACTCCGGCTATCCCCCATTCCGCAATCTGGGGTCAAAGCTGGGCGGCCTGACCTATGCGCGAAGCCGGAAGCAGCGCGGACCAATATTGAAGCTGACCGGCATTGCCATTCCACAGATGCCCATGAACAGGTCAGAAGCCGATGTGCAAAGGGACATCAAGGAATATCTGGAGAAGCAGATGGAAGAACGGTTCATGGCGCTTATGAGGATCGGCAAATGAGCGTGGAAATGACGAAGGAGCTTGCGAACATCGCAGGTTATACCTATCGGCGGCTATATGACATCGACAGGGATTTGCCGCCTGAAAGAAAATTGTTCGTTGCGGGCGAGGGCGGAAAATACGACCTCGCTCTTTTTGTGCAGCGATGGGTGGATTACAATGTCCGCAACGAGACGGATGACATCGAGGATTTGGACGCGGTAAAAGCCCGCCATGAGGCCGTCAAGATCGAAAAGACAGAGTTGGAAGTCGCAAAGATGCGCGGCCAGCTTATCGACATACAGGACGTAAAGCGGCTTTGGGGTGACGTTGCCAACACGGTCATGCAGAACATGATCCACCTGGCAAGCAAGATCGCGCCGACGCTGCGCATGTTGGACAACACGGAAGTCATCGCAAATATGATTGACACGGAAGTGCGAAAAACGCTGATCGACATAGCCAATACCCCGCTGCCATCCTACGCAGCGGATGAAGCCGAGGACGAGGAAAGCGAGGAGGATGACAAGGAGGTGTAGGTGTGAGCGCATTGTCAGACCTCGCACGGTACACCTTTACCATGTTTCGGCCTCCGGCCCGTCAGACGGTTTCGGAGTGGGCGGATCAAAACCGCGTGCTGGTATCGGAGAGCAGCGCGGAACCCGGCGCATGGCGCACTGATCGCGCCCCATACCAACGCGAAATCATGGACGCCTTTACACAGCCCGGTATATGGCAGATCGTGATTATGGCGAGCGCCCAGGTCGGCAAATCGGAAATCGAACTGAACATGATGGGCTGCGCCATCGACAATGATCCAGGGCCGATGCTGTACATCCAGCCTACGGACAAGGTTGCAGAGGATTATTCCAAACGACGCATCGCGCCGATGATAAACGCCTGCCCTACCCTGCGCGATAAGGTTTTCAAGGCCAGGAGCAGAGACGCGGCAAATACCATCACCATGAAAACCTTTCCGGGCGGCAGCTTGGCAATCATAGGCGCGAACAGCCCGGCGGACCTGTCCAGTAAGCCGGTGCGATACATCTTCATGGACGAAACCGACAGATTCCCGGCGAGCGCCGGAACAGAGGGCGACCCGCAGGAATTGGCCGAGAGGCGTACAGAAACCTTCCGGCACAACCGAAAGATCGTCAAGACCTCCACGCCGACCATAAAGGGGGCGTCCAAGATCGAGACGGATTATTTGAACGGCACGCAGGAGGAATGGCACACTGAATGTCCCCATTGCCACACCTTCAATTACATTCGATTTGCCGATATACACTTCGAGAAAGAGGATTTCACCAATCAGAACGGGGACGAGGATTATCACGTCAAGGTTGTAACATGGCGCTGCCCGATCTGCAAAAGGGACATCGACGAATATGAGTGCAAGCGCCTGCCCGCAAAGTGGGTAAGCAAAAATCCACGCGCAATCGAAAACGGCGTTCGGTCTTTCAGGCTGAACGCCTTTATGTCACCCTGGAGCGACTGGAAAGACATCGTGTGGAAGTTTCTGAAAGCCCGCAAGGACGCGACGAAGCTGCAAACCTTCTACAACACCATATTGGGCGAAAGCTGGGAAATCCATATCAACAATGGGCTTGACGAGGCATTGTACAAACGCCGGGAGCATTACGAAGCTGAGGTTCCGGCGGGCGTGTTGTTGTTGACAATGGGCATGGACACGCAGGACAACCGCTTGGAATACGAGGTCGTGGGCTGGGACCGGAACGGGCAAAGCTGGGGCATCAGCCGAGGTGTCATTCCCGGACGGCCCGACGCGCCGGGGGTATGGCAGGAAGTGGACGCGCTGCTTGACAAGGAATGGAAACACGCGCGGGGATTGTACATGAAAATCCTGGCGACGTTCATTGACTCGGGCGGCCATTATACGACGCCCATCTATAAACAGTGCGCCAAACGCGCTTCCAAGAAGATTTGGCCCATCAAGGGCGAGAAGGGCGAAGGAAAGCCGGAGTGTAGGCCCATGAGGCGCGGCATGGGCGACGGCGCGAAGTTCATGCTGGGCGTTGACGCGGGCAAGGCTGGCATCATGTCGGACGCGCAGATCGAGGAACCGGGACCGAACTACATGCACTTCCCCATCAACTACCGCGCCGGTTACGACATGGAGTATTTCAAGGGCCTCATTTCGGAACGCCTGGAAATTCACCGGCGTGGCGGCCAGGGCGTGGCCGTGTGGGAGCAATTCTATGAGCGCAATGAGCCTTTGGATTGCCGGAACTATGCCCGCGCCGCCTACCGCTACTTCCATTGGCGCTTTGACGAATTGGAACGCTATATCAACGGCGAGGACACCCAGCAGATCGTCACCAAGCAACAAGTGACAAAGCGAAAAACCCGGCACATCGTCAGCCGGGGAGTACAAGTGTAAACGCCCCGCGCTACTCCGCAAGCGGAAGCGCGGGTTTCGGCCCCGCACAGCCAGTGTGCAGGGGCCTCAGTCCTGCTTCGCAGGACGCTATGAGAGGAGCGTGACAACATGGCGATCACATCCGCGTACACCCTTTCGGAAGCCCAGGAGATGCTGGGATTGTGGAAAAGTGCCGAAAAGGCGCTTGCGAGCGGGCAAGTCACCAGCTACCGCGTAGGATCACGGGAATGTACCCTTGTGGACTTAGAGGACATCAGGGCCGCGATCAACTATTTCTCGAACCTGGTGGAAGCCCTCTCCGGCACCGTGAGAACCAAGCGCGTGACCCGCGTCGTGCCGCGTGACCTGTAAAGGGGGATCAGGAATTGAACACCAAGCCGAAATTGAGAGAACGCGCCCTTTACCTGTTCAGCCCGAAGCGCGGCAACGACGCCTATAATAAGCGGCTGAACCAGGAAAAAGAGCAGGAACAGAAAACCGCAGGCCGTAGGCGGGCTGCGAATCCGCGAATGAGCTACGGCAGCCACGGCGCAAGCACGACGAAGAACTCCCTGTTGGGCTGGATCATCGACGCGGGCAACGCCGAGGACAGCATCGACCTGTATTCCTCTACCCTGCGCCAGCGATCCCGCGACCTTTACGAGGGCGGCGGCCTCGCCAGAAGCGGCGTGAACACGCTGACAACCTCCGTGTGCGGATGGGGAATCATGCCGAAGCCGAAGATCGACGGCGATTTCCTGGGCCTGACGGACGAAGCCAGGGAGGAAACAGAGCGAAATATCCTCCGGGAATGGCGGCTTTGGGCCGAAAACAAAATGTGCGACGCGGAGCGGCAGCAAAACTTTTATGATTTGCAGCAGCTCGCTTTCCTGTCGATGCTGATGTC